TGGGCGGAATATCGGCTCCTGGATATGGGGCAACGGCTCGGAAGGTTTATCGGCCAGTACCGCACCGACTACTTTGTTCCTGATAAGCGCAACGGTCAGGTGATCTTCAGCTACAAGCCGCTGCCGGATGCCGAGAAGCGGATCTACGACAAAATCGCCGATATTACGATCAGCATGAAGGCGACGGACCATCTGATCATGCCGGAGCTGATCAGCTGCGAATATAAAGTGCGTCTATCTGAGGAAGAGCTTCGCGGCTACGACGATTTGAAAAGCAAGCTCGTGTTGCAGATCCCGGACGGCGAAATCACTGCCGCAAACGCCGCGGCTCTATCGGGCAAACTGTGCCAAATGGCAAACGGTGCGATCTACACCGATGAAGGAGATGTCATTTCGATACATGATCGCAAATTGGACGCACTGGAAGATCTGATTGAAGCGGCGAATGGAAAACCTGTCATGGTGGCTTATTGGTTTCGGCACGATTTAGCCCGGATCTCTGAACGACTGCACAGGCTCCACATTCCATTTTCGCAGATCGACACTCCGGAGAGTATCCGAAGATGGAACGCCGGCGAGCTCCCGATAGCGATGGTGCATCCTGCCTCTGCAGGACATGGTCTGAACCTGCAAAACGGTGGTTCTGCAATCATCTGGTTCGGGTTGACCTGGTCCTTGGAACTCTACCAACAGACCAACGCCCGCTTATGGCGACAGGGCAGAGCGCAGAAACCGTTGTGGTGCAGCACATTGTGGCAAAAGGAACCATCGACGAACGAATATTGAATGCGCTTTCTGCCAAAGACCGCACGCAGTCGGCGTTGATTGCAGCGGTGAAGGCCGAACTGAAAATCTAAGACAATCTAAGACAACATACGACAATCCGTGCCAATCCGAGGGAATAAAAATTCGGAGGTACGTTTATGGAAACCTATGAGAACCTGGCAAATGCCATTATTCTGCAAGCGGTGAAGGATTACCGACATGCGCTCCGCTACCTGAAGCGCCATCCACACACACAAGACCTTGATTCTGAGGAAAGTATGCAGGATATGCGAAAGCGCGCCCTGCGCAGCATGATTATCCGAAAAGAAGGTGAACGTGATGAGATTGAACAGTTTTTCCGCTCAGGCTGGTTTGAGGCGCTCTCGAATCTGAATGGTGTAGCGCTTCTGAACAAGGTTCGTTCTATGGAGGTGGGCTGATATGACTTCCTTGGAGTATCTGAGCGAAGCCTATCGGCTGGATCTTCGCATTGACAGTAAACTCGAACAGATTGCCTCCTTGAACGAGCTGGCTGAGAAATGTTCATCGTCGATCACCGGCATGCCTCACGACCCAAGCCATAGCGTGTCCTCTATGGCGGATGCCGTTGCGAAAATTGTGGATCTTCAGGCAGAGATAGACAGCGATATTCACCGGCTGATAGACATCAAGCGCCAGATTGTTACCGCAATCAAAGCTGTTGATAACAAGGAATGCCAGACACTGCTTGAGCTCCGTTTTCTCTGCGGACACACTTGGGAAGAAGTCGCAGCCAAGATGGGATACAGCATTCAGCATACATTTCGTATGCGCGACCAAGCTTTGACAAAAATCAAACTGCCGAAAAGATGAGAGTAAATGAGAGTTGATGTTATATGTGAATCTGGTACAATAGCAGTGTAGAAAGTGTAGGCGCGAGCCACCGAGGAGAAATCCTGCGGTGGCTTTTCTTATGCCTGAAAGCGAGGCGCACAAATGCCAAGAAAACCAAAGCGCCCCTGCTCCTATCCCGGCTGCAGCAGGCTGACCGACGGTCGGTACTGCGAGGAGCACAAGCAGATTGCCGAGCGCCGTTACAACAAATACCAGCGAGATCCCGACACCAACCAACGTTATGGCCGAGCATGGCGGAAAATTCGTGCGCGTTATATTCAGGCGCATCCGCTGTGCGAGCAATGTCAAAGCGAAGGCAGGTTGACGCCCGCGCAGGAAGTGCATCACATCCTTCCGCTTGCAGACGGGGGCACCCACGACGCGGGAAATCTCATGGCGTTGTGCAAGAGCTGCCATTCCAGTATCACGATCGGCAGCAACAACATGAAACGTCAATAGGATGAACAGAACTACCCCGTGGGGTATATGAATCGCTACAACCTTGATTTTTGTGCAACGCGGTCGGGTCGCGTACAAACTTTCGCGGTTTCAAGAGGTTGAATAGGCCTCTATTTTTTATGGGAGGAAATGTATATGCCAAACGGTCATGGAGGGGCACGTCCCGGTGCTGGTCAGAAGAAAAAACCTCTTGCAGATAAGATGCTCGATGGCAACCCCGGCAAGCGTAAGCTGACTGTCGTGGAATTTCCGAACGCAGTTGAGTTTCAGGGTGTGAAAATGCCCCAACCCAGCACAATGCTCTCCGCCGTGCAAAAAGACGGGAAGCCGCTTATCGCGTCGGAGATCTACGAACGAACCTGGAGTTGGCTGAACGAACGTGGCTGCGCGAGCATCGTCTCTCCGCAGGTGCTGGAACGATATGCCATGAGCGCTGCGCGCTGGATTCAGTGTGAAGCGGCGATCACAGAATACGGGTTCCTCGCAAAACATCCGACGACAGGGAATGCGATTCAATCGCCGTATGTGGCCATGAGCCAGAACTACATGGCGCAGACAAACCGGCTCTGGTACGAGATCTTCCAGATCGTAAAAGAGAACTGCGCCGCTGACTACACGGGCGCAAATCCGCAGGACGATGTTATGGAACGCCTGCTGACCGCTCGACGGGGGAAATGAGTATGGACGAAGTACAGGCATTTATCCATTCGCTACGGTACCATCGCCTGACGAGTCAGCAGCGCAAAACACTGCGCGGGCAAGCTCTTTCGGGGAATCTTCCCGCGGCGCAGGCTGGATTACGAAAAATCGTGTCGAAAGGAATCAACCATGGTCATTCAAACACTTCCGGTCGGTAAGCTCATTCCGGCAGACTACAATCCTCGTAAAGACCTCAAGCCCGGCGACCCGGAATATGAAAAGCTGAAGCGCTCGCTGTCTGAGTTCGGATATGTGGAGCCGGTCATCTGGAACAAGACTACCGGCCATGTTGTCGGCGGGCACCAGCGATTGAAGGTCCTGATCGACACCGGTGTGGCCGAGGTCGAATGCGTTGTCGTGGAAATGAGCGAAGAAAAGGAAAAAGCGCTCAACGTCGCGTTGAATAAAATCAACGGCGAATGGGACAAGGATAAACTCTCCCTGCTGATCGCTGATCTGCAGGGCGCTGACTTTGACGTATCGCTGACAGGGTTTGATGTCGCTGAGATTGATAAACTGCTGAACAGCGGAATGGATGCCGCGGAAGATGGCTTCGATGTAGACGCCGAGCTTGCTAAGCCAGCGTTCTCCAAACTCGGAGATGTTTGGACGCTCGGACGGCATAAGGTCATATGCGGCGACAGCACCAAGCCAGAAACATATGTCGCTCTTATGGGTGAAAAACAGGCAAACCTGATTTTGACTGATCCGCCTTATGGTATCGACTACGACAAAGGCGCGGCGGGCAAAATCAAGAACGACAAGTTTGATAGCGATGAAGGGTTTTATACCTTCCTTTACTGCGCTTTTTCCGCGATGGAAGCATATCTCGCCACGGATGGTGCGGCATATGTATTCCACGCCGATAGCAAGGGGCTGACTTTCCGCAGGGCGTTTGAGGATGCGGGTTTTAAGCTGTCTGGATGCTGCATCTGGGCAAAGAACACGTTCACGCTCGGCCGTTCGGATTATCAATGGTGCCACGAACCTTGCCTCTATGGTTGGAAGAAATCCGGCAAACACAACTGGTACGGCGACCGCAAGCAGTCCACGATATGGAACTTCGACAAACCAAGCCGCTCGGAGAAGCACCCAACAATGAAACCAGTGCCGCTGCTCGCTGTGCCGATGAAGAACTCGACGCAGACCAATGGCGTGGTGCTCGACCCCTTTGGCGGTTCAGGCAGTACCCTGATTTGCGCGGAACAGTTGGGGCGCGAAGCCTTCCTGATTGAACTGGACGAAAAATTCGTAGACGTTATTATTCATCGCTACATCGAAG